CTATAAATCCATCACCACCAATAAATCTTACTTGGTTTCCAATTCTCAGTTCACTTGCTTTTATTGTTTCCATAGTTTTTATTTGTTTTTATCTATTGTTTGTTTGTTTGTTAAAATAGTTTTATTTGGTTTTCTTGCTTTACAAAGTGAGGATTATTGCATGCATTGAAATTTTCTTTTCGGTTTGTTTCGGTGTTTCTCAATATTGCCATTCCTTTTTTATCGGGCTCCATTACCTCATAGATTTTATTTGAATAGACTGATTTTATAAAGTCTTGTTTTTTAAATTCAATTGGGGTGTTCATTTTTCTTTTCGTTAAAAGTCATCGGGGCCTACATTGTTAAATGAATTGTTTACTGGTAAAGGATTGCTTTTTGTTTCAATCGGTTGTTTGTGGGCCTCCTCAATGTCAAAAAACTTGGTGTAAATTCCATTCCATCCAATAGGTAAATCAATTGTACTTCCGTTTCTATGCTTTGCAATCATAAATAATGCTTTACCTTCTGTTGAATTGCCTTCTGCATCGTGCAAAATATTATAATATTCAGGTCGATAGAGGAAAATAACCATGTCGGCATCTTGCTCAATGTTTCCTGAATCTCTTAAATCTGAAAGTTGCGGGATTTTTTCGGACCTTGTTTCTACGGTTCTACTCAATTGACTTAATACGATTATTGGAATGTCTAACTCTTTGGCAATCTGTTTTAAATTAGAAGTGATATATCCTATTTCATCGTTTTTGTTTCCTTTGAAATCTCGGCCCTCTGACATTAATTGGAGGTAGTCAATGATTATTAACTCAATCCCTAAATCTCGTTTCATCTTTCGGGCCTTTTGCCTAAAGTTAAATATTTTTAAGCTTCCATTGTCATCAATGTATATTGGTGCCTTTTGTATTTTTTTTATTAGATCCAATGTTTGGTCCCTTTCATAATCTTTCAATCCATTGCGGAGGTAGTTTGCAAGTGGAATGTTTACTTCGGCTGCAGTTATTCTTGCCACTAATTGATTGGAGGCCATTTCTAAACTAAATATTGCGGTGGGCTTGTTTAATACTGCGGCATTTCTTGCAAGGGATAGGGCCAAACTTGTTTTACCCATTCCTGGCCTTGCGGCTAAAATTATTAAATCTGACTTTTGCCAACCTCCAGTGTGTAAATCAATGTTTTGAAATCCTGTACTTATTCCACTTATGGCACCAGTAATTTTGCTAATTTGTGCGGTCCTAACCATCATTTCTTTAAATGAATCCTCAAATGTAGCTGCCTTTTCAACAACAATAAGTTTGGCTGCCTTGTTTACTTCTTGCTCAAATTCATCTATAACTTCAAAAACATCTGTTTCGTCTGAATAGGATTTCTGCAGCAAGTTACTTGATACGGTTATTAAGTTTCTTTTTAATGCAACCTCAAAAACAGCCTGAATCTTTTCTCTTAAAATTTGGTCCGTAACGTGTCCTATTTTTTGGGTTAGTTGGACCAAGTAATAAGCACCTCCAATAATATCTAATTTGCCAATCTGTTTTAGTTTTTGGCTTACGGATATTAGGTCGATGTTTATGTTATTGTTTTTTAGTTCGATTATTGCCTCAGCAATTGTTTTAGATTGGTCCTTGTAAAATATATCGGGTGCAAATATATCAAGGCTTAAATCTAATGTTTGAGGTTGGACCAATATGGCACCAATAACAAATTCTTCTGCTTCGATATTTTGCGGAGGCAATTTGCCTAATTCTAAATCTATTTTTGTTTTAGCCATTTTTAGGTTTGTTAGTTGCGAAACTTAGTGATGTTGTTTTTACTTCTGCTGGTTTAGTTTGGGTACTAGCAAACTTTAATTCATTTGCGGACCAAGTTTCTAATCTTCTTTCTAAATTCCAAGTTTGTTCAAGTTCTTGTTTAAATTTAGTTCCTGATTTATTTTCTTCGGTCCAATACTTGTAAAAGTTATTTAGTAGGTCCTTACCATATTTATTTAAAAAAGGTTGGAGGGAGGAAGAAAATTTTAATTTTCGCTCTTCTATATTGTTTTTTGTTATTGGTTTACTTGTTTCTTGTTTGTTTATACTACTATTGCTTTGTTGTGTGCTTTCACCTTGCTTTGTATCGTGCTTTATCAATGCTTTGTCAAGTGCTTTGTTATGTGCTTTATCAAAATTTGATAGAGCAATAATGTTTGATGAATATTGATTTTTTGACTTTTCAAGTAATTCTATAAATCCAAATTGGACCAAATCATTTAAAGTTTCAACATAAGTATTATAGCTTCTTATTCCAATAGCTTCTTTTGCCATTGTTGTAGGAAGTCCAAATTTTTGTTTCCATCCTAATCGGTTGCAGTGCTCAATTGAGAAAAAATATAAAGCAATGTGACTTGGTTTAATTTTCTCAGGATTTTCAAAACACCAATTAAAGAAGTTTCGGCTAAGTGTATAACTATCCATTTGGCATTTCTTTAATTAATAATTTTAACTCTTTAATTAGTTCATTTGCTGTTTCTTTGTTAATACATAACAAAGTAAAGTCATCAAGATCAAAATTTCCATTCATTGATGTTTTAAATGCAATTAATCCTTTTGTATTAATAAACACTTCCATTAAAGTTTTACTTCCTTCAATGTCCTCAGTAATAACTGGTACTTTATAAATTCCCATAATTTTAAAAGCAAAAACCCTCAATATCTCAAGGCCATTTGAAATACGAGGGTTCGCTTATATCGGTGTTTCCACCTTTATTTCTATTCGTTGTATGGCCACAACTATTAATTAATTCAAGAACGATTTTGCAAGTATAAGGATTATTTTATATTAATTCCACACATTTCTAAACAATTTTCACATTTTCCAGTAAATGCTTTTTTATTAAATTTACTTATTAATTGCTTTGATTTCATAAATGCCATTTTTTTTACATTTATTATTTCATTTAAAACAAATTCATTTTTACTTGATGGTCTAAATACTGTATCAACAATTAAATCATTTTTAAATAGTTTTCTTTGTATCTCAGCCATTTTTTTTCCTATTTGATTATTTTCGTTAAAATTGGCACTTACTATTCTTAAAACTGATTTACAATATGGTTTTATTCTATTGTATTGTGATAAAGAATTATTTATTAAATTTTCATTATCTAAAGCAGAAACAGATGTATTTATACAAATATTATACTTTTTTAATTCCTTTAATTGAATATCAGTTAAAAGTTTCCAATGCCTTGTTATGATAACAATTTGTTTTTTAGAACTTATATCAAATAATGATAATTGACTACTTTCTTTTATTTGTTTAATAATATTAATTGTGTGTTCCCAATTTTCAGATGGGTCACCAGAGCACCCAATTCTTATAAATGGCATATCTATTTTTTCAATGCTTTTAATAATTGACTTTTTATGTTGTTCATTTTCAAAATATCTTTCAACTGAATTTGAAAAATCTATTCCATACCTTTTTGCAGTTTTAAAAGCATAGCAATCTCCATAGCATCCATTAGGATTTTCTATTAACCCACTTTTACATCCTTTAATAGTGTCTAAATCCCAAATACCCCTCTCATTTTTTGAGAGGGATATAATTGATTTGTAATTTTTCACAATCTACCAACATTAGGATATAAGTCTTTTATTTTACTGGGATCACCTTTGTAAAAAACATAAATACGTTGTTCACACTTAGGATATTTTCTACTATTTAAAGTTTTCTTTGCGGTTGCTCTTCTTGTAAATTCACTTTCTAAATAAATGATTTTATTGTAAATATGCAATCCTTGTTCTTTGAAAAACAATTCATGCTCAGCATCACTGCCATAATAACCACCATCTTTATTCCTACTATCTCCAGTCATTACAACAAAAAAAGTATTGTCATTCATTACTTTGATTGCATTTTTATACCCCTCAAATAACATATCTCTAAACTGTTCGTATGTTGCCAATGAATTTAATTCACCGTCAGGGCTTTTTCCGTCATAATCAATGTATTTTTCTACTTTATAGTATGGAGGGCAACTAAATATTAAATCATATTTTTGTTTAGGAACAAATTTAGAAGTGTCGGATTTTAACCATTTAACATTTGGATATTCTTGGCATAAAGCATTATTAGCATCACATTGATTTTGTCTTATTTCAGAAGATAAATAATCAAAGCCACAACCACCAGCAACAAAACCCATTTGAACACCGCCACCAAAAGGGTTATAAACCCTACATCCATTTGTTGGCATAAACATTCTAACAATTATTTCACAAGCTGTCGGGTCAAGTACTGAAGCATTTCCGTTTAAATCTTTTGTTTTGTCTGTAATTATTTCATCATTAACTACTTTTTGTTTTGATAAAACAACATTTGACATTCCTGCTTTGCCTTGCCAACATCCCTCACGACTTGCAAATTTTGGATTTGGGATATTGTATTTTACTCCCATTGCTTCTAGTTTTGTGTTCCATTCTCTTTTAACTTTTAGCCATTCTCCTGAGGTAGAATTCCATAAATTAGTCATTGCCATATGACATAATCTTTTTACTCTTACTTGCTCTTCTTTTCCATAATAAATGTATGTAAAATCACTTTTTGTAAGATTAACTTTAAATCCTAATGCTAAAAATACTTTTGGGTTTTCTAAATCGTGTTTATTTGATACAGTCATTACCATATGATATCCAAATGTATTTTGGTCTATAATTTTTTGTACCATCATTGAATAAATTTCTTTATCCTTTCTATCTGGATACATAGCAGATTGCAACAAACAAAATTCTCCAACAATATGATTTACCTCATAAGTAAAAAAACCGCTAAATTCATCGTTTATAAGCAAAATTATTGCTGAATGTTTTTGCATATTTTTTCGAGCTGCTCGATATGCAATTTTATCAATTAGTGCTAATTCAGCAACCTTGCTTTCATAGCCTGAACCCAATACGCTATCAAGCTGTATTAATTCAATTTTGTCATTAAATAGTTTTTCTTGTTTCATTTTGATTGTTTTTAATTATTTCGTGTGCAAATGTATAATTTTATTTTAAATATTAAAATGATTTTAATTTTTTACCCAAACTTTTTTAGGGCAGTTGTGAGATTTAGGGTTCTTCATTTCTTGATAGGTTCCGTTCCATCGAATTAATCCTAATTTAATTGCCTTTAGAATCATTGAACCATAAGCTCT